GTGCCTATTTATTACTGCCCAGGTTTACCATCAAGTGTAGCTATCGCGGCTCAAAAATCGAACCTATTTTTTGGAACAGGTTTGATGGATGACAGAAACGAAGTAGTAGTATTAGATACGAGCGAAACTTTAGGCGACCAAAATGTGCGCGTAATTATGAGATACACAAGTGCTGTTCAATACGGTATTGCTGGTGATATTGTTTCATACAGAGTTCGCTAATAAAATATTTGGATAAAGGGGGGTTAAATACCCCCCACATTCAAAAAAAACCTTTAACAATCAAAATTAAAAACAATCAATTATGGCGTGTAATATAACAACAGGTCGTCAACTTCCTTGTAAGGATGCCACTGGTGGTATTCAAGCAGTTTACTTCCTTAATTACAACCAAGTAGGATTCGCTCCAACTTCATCTGCTGATGATGTAATCACAGGTTTAGGTAGCGTTACAGCTTACAAATATGCGGTTAAGGGTGCTAATAACAACTTACAAAACAATATCAACTCATCTCGTGATAACGGAACCACATTTTTCGAACAAGTAGTTAATGTTCAATTGACTAAACTTGATGCTACATCAAGCAAGGAATTGAAATTATTAGCTTACGGACGTCCTCAAATCGTAGTTCATACTTACGAAGGAGATGCTTTTGTTTGTGGAATTAATAACGGAATGGAATTAACAGCTGGTTCATTACAAACAGGAACCGCTATGGGTGATTTATATGGCTATACGGCAACGTTTACAGGTCAGGAACAACTTTACTCTCAATTCATTTCAGGTTCAACAGTTAGCAACCCATTCGCTGGTATTACTGGAGTTTCAGTAAATACAGGCTCAGCTTGGTAATATAGACAAGTATTAGTCAGTTTAAAACACTGATTTCACATATATACTTTGGCTTAGGATGGCACCTCTCAACAGGGTGCTATCCTTTTTTTTTACGTTGATAATGAAACACAAAAATAGGGTTATAATGTCAAACAAATAGATTTGACAACGCTATTACCAAATACGGCAACTCCACAATCATTTAAACTCAGGACGAGGGAATCTGGTAGCCAACTACCATTTTCTGTATACGTTGAGATACAAAATGAATTTACTTATTATTCCGCATCTATATCTCCAGCATCAGCTTCATATTATGATGATTGGTTAGTAATAACTGGTTCGTTTAATTTAGAACCAAATACTTTCTATGGTATAAATGTTGACCAATATTCAGGTTCAACATTTGTAAAGCAACTTTATCGTGGAGAAATATATGCTACACTTCAACAACCTAATGTTTTAACAAGCGAACCAATGTTTGGGTATGTAGCATCATCATCAGTCAATCAATACATAACATATTAATAATGGAAAATTCAATTAGAGTAGTTAATTTAAGTGGTGGTTATACTCAACCCAGAATAAGTGAAAGTAATAATGATAAACGCATCAAATGGATTCAGTATGGTATTGAAGCAATTGATGATTTTTTCACTACAATTACTATGCGATATGAAGGTTCACAAACTAACCAAGCGTGTGTTAACTCATTAGCAGATATGATATATGGTAAGGGTATTAAGTCACGTGGTGATAACGATGCTACAAGTAATTACCTATATAGCTTAACTACTGAAGCTGAATTGAAAAAAATAGTATTAGACTTTAAATTATACGGCAACGCTGCTGTTCAAATTACTTATAACGCTGATAGAACTAAAATCATTGGTTTCTACCATTTACCAGTTCCAACACTACGTGCTGAGAGAGTAAATGACGCAGGTGAAATTTGTGGTTATTACTACTCACCTGATTGGGAAAATAAAAAAATAAAACCAATTAGAATACCAGCATTTGGATTCAGTCAGGAAGATGTTGAGGTGGCTTATATTAAGTCATACTCACCTATGAAGTTCTACTATTCAACTCCAGATTATTATTCATGTATTCAATATTGTGCTGTTGAGGAGGAAATCTCAAATCTACATTTAAGTAATATTAGAAATGGATTTTTACCAACATCGATTATTAACTTTAATAATGGTATGCCGCCGATTGAGGAGAGAGCAGTTATTGAAAGTGCGATACGTAATTCATTTACAGGCACTTCGAACGCAGGCAAATTTGTATTATCATTTAATGAGAATCCAGAATACGCCACTACCGTTACTCCCATTAATGTTCCTAATTTACATAATCAATATGAAGTCATCTCTAAGGAAGCAGAAGCGTCAATCATAAAAGCACATCGTATCACATCTCCTTTATTATTAGGTATTCGTGATAATGCTACAGGATTTTCAAGCAATGCTGAGGAATTAAAAACATCATATGATTTAATGTATGCGTGGGTTATTTCACCTACACAGCAGGAATTATTAACTATATTTGAACAAATATTAAATTACAATAATGTTGATGCTGATAATTTATATTTTATGCCATTAATTCCATTTGGATATATTGCTGAAATTACTGCTGACGCAGGTGCTGGTGTAGCACAACAAGTAATTGAGGATACTGATTTACCAGATATTGAAACACCAGTTAACGACCAAGCTGAGGATTCAAGCGAACCAGAGAGAACAGGCGAAAATGTTAGCACAATAGGATATACAACACCTGATGCTAATATGACTTTATCAACTCAGGATTTATTAGAAATGTCAACACATCAACGTCATTTAAACTATGTTTAACGGCACTTCACATAATAATATAATCAATAAATTTTCTACTATTGAATTAGGTAGGAGAAAGGATATTATTGCTGTTACTGACGAACGCGATGTAGCTGAAGCAGTAGCTGATGGAGTTAGAGACGCAATTGTAGATAATGGACATGTTCAATCAGGTAGATTACTTAATTCTATTTCAGTAGTAAAAGCAGGAGGAGAATATGAAGTAAAAGCTGTTGATTATGCTAAATACGTTAACGGCAGAGATATAGAAGCAGGATTAGGTGGATTTATTAACGAAGGAATACAACAAGCACAACGTGAATATCCACAAGAATATATACAACCAATAATACAAACACAACCATAAAATGAGCTTAAATATTTTATTTATAACAAGGGACGACTTGGTTAAACGCACACCATTTGGACAAAACATTAGTCCTGATAAATTAGTTCCTCACGTTAAAACAGCACAGGATAAGCAAATGCTCCCTATATTGGGAACTGTATTGTATCAGTATTTACAACAACAAATCGCAAGCGGTTCTGTTAGCGGTATATACGAGGAATTACTTGATGAATATATTAAGGATTGTTTAGTTCATTATACAGCAGTTGAGGCATTACCATTTTTATCATATACATTTGCTAATAGCGGTGTAGTGAGAAATGTAGGTGAAGCATCACAAGCACCATCTAAAGTTGAAATTGACTTTTTATTAGATAAATCATTACAATCAGCTCAATTCTATGCTCAACGTTTGCGTGATTATTTAATTGCTAATCAACCAAATATACCTCAATATAGCCAAGCAACAGGCGACGCAACAATGGTTTATCCAAATAGAGGCGTTCAGTATACAGGTGGATGGGTATTATAATTTAGTTGATAATGACGGATTTGAAAAAAACATATTACGGCTATAAACCAAAATCGAAGGATGTGGTTAAATTGGAAGCTTACGTGCGAAACAACGCCAATACAAACGTTTTATCAAACGAACTACCTAAGTCAACCAACTCTATCACAAATAAAATTCTCAAAAATAAACGCATTAAATAATGGTATATTCATTTTATAAAATAACAGATTTCATTGCTCAAGTAGCTAATGGACATCCTCATATCAAAACATTCCAAATGGGGACACTTGGCGATACTGATACTTTTAAAGCAACAATGTTTCCGTTATGTTATTTAGTGCCTCAACAAGCTACTATTTCAATCAATGGTGCTACCATGTATAATTTCAATTTGATTGTAATGGATAGAGTAGAGGATACCAATAATGAAGGTTTAATAGACGCATATTCAACATTAGTTTGGGATTATAGAGGATTAAACAACCTAAATGACGTTTGGAATGATACATTATCAACACTGAATGATATTATTTCATTTGTTCAACGTAATGAGGAATCTAATGCGTTTCAAATATACGACGAAGTTAGTATGACACCATTTCAGGATAGATTCGATAATTTATTAGCTGGATGGAGTGCTCAAATTAACATCACAATGCCAAATGATAAGCCTGCTTGTGAAATAACACTTAACTAATGGGTAAGTTCCTTAAACAGAGCCCAGGTCTAAAAAATTGGGCTAATCAATTTAAGTTAAAAGCAACATCAAATCTACAAAGGTTTGGGCTTTATAAAACAGGCGCATTAGCACGTTCGATTAGAACTATAGTGCGCGATGGACAAAATAGTGTAACAGTAGACATATTTTATCTATTTTACGGACAAATTCAGGAAAATGATTATGCTGCTGGACATAAATGGGGACGTGGTAAATTAAAACAAGCCAAAAAAGGTAGACCTTGGTTTACTAATACTTACCGCGAACTTGAGGATGAATTAGCAGAAATCATAGCAGATGACATAGCTACAGGATTTTATGACGCTATAAAACCATAAAACACGCGTTTTTGGGTTATGATGATAAAATAATAGCCCGATGGCAATAGCTATAAATCAAACACCAGCAACAGCATCACTTGCTCAGTCACCTGTAGCACTTAGTGTTAGTGAATCAGCTGGTTTATATTCTCAATTAGGATTCATTTATACTGCTCAATTATACTATTGGACAGGCACTTTATCACAAAGTGGGTCATACGATTATCAATTACAGAAATATCCTAACGCATCAAATTTTGGTATATTTGACGTAAGTAAAATACTTGCTTCAACATTTAATAATAATGCCTACGCTAATCCAAGCGATATAAGGTATTTTAAATGCGATTTTAACTATCAATATCAAAGTGGTAGTTCCTATATTACCGCCTCATCAAACGTTTCGAGTGGCGTTTATTACGCATTAGATGGGTATTTGATTTCAAGGAATGATACAATTGGAGAACAATTAAATGCCAATACAGTATTTTTTCCAATGTTAACAGATGGTCCTGCCTCACAATCAGCTTTATTAGATGATGTTGGTGTTTTAGGTGTATGGAAATTAGCAATGGGTGCTACTTTAGCTCCTACTACTGCTTCATACACAGCATCGTATTCAAATGGAACTACAATAAATTATGCTTTACCATTAACTGCTTTATCAGCAGGCAATCCTACTACTGAGTTGGTCCAATTGATACCATTTGGTCCTGAATCAATAGCACAAGCAATCACCTCCTCATTTAATAATTCATTGCTTGAATCGTATAAAATACAATTATATGCGGGTGCTACTGAGGTGGGTTCTCCAATTAATGTAGATATATTCTGTGAAATCAAATACACTCCTATTAGAGTTAGATGGAAAAATAGATACGGACAATGGGATTGGTTTACATTCCCTAAAGTTAATAGACAATCATTTAAAACTAACTCAAAGGACTATCGCCCACAAGTAGGAACTTGGAACTCTCCATCATTAGCATATAACGATTATGATACAACAATTCAAAAGTATGTAATCGATACAAGTGAAACATTATTAGTTAATACTGATTGGTTGCCAAGTGAGGATTATAATGAATTTTTTAAACAACTAATGTTATCACCTGAAATCTATTGGGTAGAGGATGGTGGTAATCAATTAATTCCATTATCTATTGCTACAAGTGATTTCCAAATCAAAACAGTAGTAAACGACCAATTATTACAATATTCATTCAGCTTTGACATTGGCCAAAGTTATAAATTATCATTATAATGGGCATAGCAGCAGGTAAAGAACTACGAGTAAAATTAGTAAGTGGAAATACATTTATTGATTTATTTAAGGAGGAGGATATTAAAGTATCTAATAACATTACTCAGTTATTCGATTTGGGTTCTGTTCCTTCTAACTTTACACAAAACTTTACATTACCAGCTACATATAAAAACAATTTATTTTTTGAACACGCATATGATATAATGGTTGATTTTCCAGAGAATTTCAACACTAACCAAAAGGTAGATGCGTATTTAGATTTTGATGGAATTTATGTAGTTAATGGTTACATACAATTATTAAAAGTTAATCTAAAGGATAAATACATTGACTCATATGAAATTGCTTTATTTGGGCAGGTATCTAAATTCAATAGAGATGTTAACTTGAAATTTTTAACTGATTTATCTAATTTATCAGTTTATAACCACACTTCGTCTATTGCTAATATTACTTCCTCTTGGAGTGGTAATTTGTTTAGCGGCTCTATTGTCTATCCTATTGCTGATTATGGTAAACGTATTTCATACAATCCTGCGTTATTATCAGCAGTTAATAATCCAAGTGGTGGATTTTTTGTTAAGGACTTTAAACCCGCTATCAAAGTAAAAAAAGTATTAGACGCTATTTTTAGCGATTTAGGATACACTTATACTTCATCATTTTTAGAAAGTGCTTGGTTTGATGATATTTATATGATATGTAACAATCAAGGTAGATATGCTGAATATTCTACACGTGATTTAGATACATACAATCAATTTAGAGTTAGACAATTCGTATCAAGTTCAGCTCAGGATATTAGATATCCAATTGCTTGGAACGGATTTATTCCTTTAACAACTATATTTAATGGGCAGGAATATAACAACGATAATGCGTTTTATGGAACTTCATTTTCAATTCCATTTTCATCAAGTGTAGATTTTTCATTATCGATGAGTTTAGAATATGGCCCAACAGGTTCATCACCAGTAGGCGTATCTAATGGACCACAATTTAGTTTAATTTTTATAGAAACAGGTAGTTTTACACCAACTAATTTTAGTATTAATTCTTATACTAAAAATGTTTGGTGGAAATTCATGAATGTTAATGGTTCTGGTGATGATTGGGTATATATCATCACATACTCAAATGGTACTTGGTACTATGGACAACAAGGAGATTTCTTAATTCCTGAAATTAGTACAAGTACCATTTCAACAACTGGTGGCTTTCTTAGTTTTTTAAACGTTCCGGAACTATTAAAAACTAAAGCACCATTTGCCTACTTGCCAATGATGTGGGATATTTTAAGTGATACTTCAAGTATCTCTACATCAACTGTTGCAAGTAGTACTTTAAGCTTTGTTATGGCTAGTGGTACAGCCTCACAAGCAACCATTAACATTGATTTTTTTTCTGAAACAGTTTTCAGAAAATACTTAGATCAAACTACCATAAATTTGTTGAGAAATTTACTGATGTATATAATATTCGCTAGTACAGGATGGTTCTTGTATCATGATTTAAAAAATCGTAAATTATTCTAATGACAACGCTAATATTTTTAACATTATTTTTCATTTTTCTTATAGCTGTTATAGGCTATTTTCCTGATGCTGATCCAGCAAATAGTGTTTTAGTGAGTTGTTTGAGTTACCTGATAGGTAACATGAAAGCTTGGAATTGGCTATTGCCAATTAACGAATTATTAGTTTGTGTTGGTATCATTGTTGCTTATGAAATCATAATCTGGACATGGTTTCATGTGTTAGCACCTATTACAAAAATAATTCGTGGAACAACTCACTAAAACCTATGAAAGTTATATTTGCAGGACTAGAAAGTTCAGGAAAAAGTCTAAAACTAGCTATGATCGTGGTAGATTTAGCATACAGAAATTCTAAGTGGTTAAAAAAACAAGAGAAAGACAAAGCAGAAATGCAACCTGTAGATTACTTTAAAAAATACGGAAGACTAGAGATAAAACCAAGACCAATAATTTCCAACTTAAAATTCAGTGAAGGGTTCTTTGATTACGTTACAAAAGAGTTAAGAATTCCAATCATTTACTGGGAAAAATTAGAGGAATTAATCGAGTACGAACAGGGAGATGTAATCTGGGATGAAGTTGGAAATTATTTGGATGCAACAAAGTGGGCTTTGTTGTCTAGTGATGTGAAAAAATGGTTGACACAAGGAGCAAAAGTAGGGATAGAGATTTACGGATCTTCTCAAGATTTTGCTCAGGTAGATAAATCTTTTAGAAGATTGACCAACCATTTATTTCAGGTTACAAAATTAGCGGGTTCTAGGAGACCATCTAGCACTAAACCTCCAGTAAAATTTATCTGGGGATTGTGCTGGGTTAGAGAGATGAATCCAAGAACTTATCGAGAAGATAACAAAGAAATTAAAGGGAGTCTTTTTGACTTCGGTAATTTCTTTGTTATCGAAAGAAAATACTGTGAAATTTTTGATACAACACAAAAAATTAAAAAAGAAAATACTTTGTTTCTGAGACATTTACAAGTTAAATGTTCAGATCCAAATTGTACTTTTCATGCGGTTAAACATGTTTAATTTTATGCGTGAAATAAATTTAGAAATCAGACAATATCTCTGGGAATGCTGGCTAAATCTAGTAAGGCTTAGAGCTCCAAGAAATCAACGAGATTTTGTCTGGAGTTTATTTATTTCAACTTTTTGACAGAAAAAAACCCATGCCGTATTCATGGGTTTTCTCTACCGGATAAAATAAGCTTAAAGAAAAAAACACTTGTTGTCAAGTGTTTTTTCTTTTTCCCCATCATGTGAGCCTCCTGAGATCTCACATGACGTTGTTTAGTTTATTTTGTCCTGTGTTTTTTGTCAACTTTTTCCCCGTATCTCCTGTATCCAGTTTTTCTTTTTGGTACTTTTTCTTTTTGAAAAAAAAAAATTTCGAGTCCCGCCCTAAAGGGACGGGACACGAAGTGTAAACAGGAGGATACGGGGGGAAAAAGCGATAAAATGCCCGTAGTTAAACGCAAAATGTCATGTGACACAAAGTACCACATGACACGTTTACGTTGCACCTTGCCCTAATTTCAGGCGAAATAAGGGGTGTTTAAAATCGATTGCTAATCAAGAAAACCTAGAAACGAAACTTTGTTAGTTTTTTTGAAATTATCGAAGCTCAAAGCGACGAAGAGATCTCCTGTTTGCCCTTCGAAATTTCTTAAAGCATGATTACTTGATAAAAAAACTAATTTATTACCTAACTCATCCAAAAAGGTGTAAGTAGTTTGTTCTTGTTTTTCACCTGTTTTAACATACTTACCATCTACCTTTTCACTTACTGGCATCATAGTCTTCTCCCACATTTTTAATGTAACTTTTGGTATCGTTATTTTGTCCACTTGTTTTATTTTTAGCAAGGTGCTAAATTATTATAATCTTGTAAAAATAAAAAAGCAAATGAAAAAATATTTATTATTATTTTTCCTAGTTCCATCAATAACTTTTGCTACCGTTACTGATTTTAGTTTTGGTACTCCTGATGGTACTTATGCTGGGGAAGACTGTTTTGTTTATTCTAATTTAATTAATTATGTTTTAACTTACACAGGTTCACCTGATCAGTTACATCCTGATTGGGATAGTCCTTCTTCTTCAAATGGTAATTTGAGTATAAGTCCTACAGGTTCACCTTATTCTGGTACTTTTAACTGGAGTAGTTTTAGTGCTGATGCATTACCTGTTCCAACAGATGGAGTACCTACTCACATAAACCAATGGAGAGTACATGAAGGGACATATCAGGTGGTAGGTACTCAAAGTTTCTATGTTGGAACAGCAAGTGATTGTGCTGGTAGTAGTGGTAGTGGTAGTGAAGCAACAACAACAAACGAACAAGTACAACAAAACATGATTGGATTATTCTTCATTTTTGTTGTAGGATTTCTTACACCTTTTTGGATAAAACTATAATGCAAAATCCTGAATACTACAACTTAATTTACATGCTCATACAATTGACTTTAATGCCATTGTATTTCGTTGTACCACTAACGTTAATTAAGTTGTTTATAATTAAAGATAAATTCTAATATGTCGACAGCAGATTTGTTATATTTAATAGGCTATAGTTACGGGTATGGAATACTTTGTGGATTGATCTATAGACTTATTTTGTTTTTTTGGAGATAATAAATCTTGGTCGATTTAATGTGAACTTTTTTTATATAAAAAAGTTACCAGAAATAATTATTAAAACACTTGTAACTCAAAATGAAAAATAAACTTTCAACATTAAAATGGGGTGCGATAGGAGTAGGTATTTCAGTACTTACACCATTGCTTTCTCATGCTCAAATGAGTACATCAACCGCTAATACAGCGATTGATACAGTAATCAATGATGTAAGTTCTTCAATCGAAACTAATGTTGTAAAAATATTAGCTGTTGTTGCTGGACTTATAGCACTAGGATGGGCTTACAGAAAATTTATCTCAAAGGCTTCTGGAAAGAAGTTTTAAATTTTTATCTGTGGATAACTTTTGTTAGTTATCCACAGCATTAAATTTGAAACAAAAATGAAAAAACAAAGTACTAAAAAAGTAAAAGTTCTAGTTAGTGTCTTTTTCTTTTTTATCCTTTTTTCTTTTTCGGAAAAAGTGTATGGAGCTAGACTAGGAGAGCTTATCATAGGAGGTGACGGTACTTTTCAAGTACCGGCATACGGAACAGGATTTGAATACGCAGTAGAGGCGTTTGGTTGTACAAACGGAGGGGGTGGATCAGGTGCAGCACCTGATCCTAGCTACTATGGATTAAATGGAACACATGGACTAATACAGAGAACAGGAATAGTAGCTGGATCAACTTGCACCTTTAGAGTCACAAATTCAAGTGCAGATTACTATGATACAAATGCAACAACAAATTCAGACGGAACATACGGAACACCATATTCAAACATAGACACAGTGACGCCGGCAGATGGGTCTGTACTCGCAACAAGCACTACATATACCGTAGGGGCAACAGGACAGCTCGTACAGGACGATTTGGATTCATATTCAGAACTCCAAATCGATATAGAAAATTCAGCAGTATCATACTCACAGTGTGCAGATGTGATATGCTCGCAGTTCGCAAGCAATCCAATTTCGTTACACTTTCGATATTCTCTGCTTACAGCATCAAATTTTAATTACAGTTCGACTACAGGACGTCTGCCTATAGGTAAATACTGGGTAACAACAAAAATAATAAAAGGGTCAGTGTGTATTTTTGGTTATTGTGCTTCAACACAGACAATAACAGCAACAAGCACGACTTTTGTAATTTCAACTAGTACAAAAGCAGATGCTATAAAGGGAAGCGTGAAGGATTACATAAGTTCGCTGAGTCAGGGAGGATCTGATTTTTCAGAATGCGGTATTACTAATTTTAACTTATTGACGTGTGGCCAAGATCTAATTACATACGCCTTTGTCCCCACGTCAGACGCAATAAGTTATAATTTACAGATCCTGCATGATGACATCCTTACACACTTCCCTTTAGGATACATAACGGATCTCGTAACAATACTCTCAACGAGCACAGTAGGCACTCTGGTACCTATAGACGCTACTGTACCTAATGGAGTAGTCGGAGCAGGTGCTTCGATACACCTAGATCTAACTCACGTACTCGATCCTTATTTAAATGCAACAACATCAAGATTCAATAATTCAAGTGCTTCTTCAACACAGACACTTTACGAATATACTGAGGGGTATTGGGAAATCTTCGTAATAGTCAGTGCCTTGTTATACATGTTGGGAAGAATCTTAGGAAGAAACGTAACCATGAAAAAACATGATAATTAACTTACTCATTTCAGTTATAGTGAACTTGTTTGCAGGGATCTTCTATTTCATACCTGTAGTTACAATTTCAAGCATTCCGTTTATAGGGACAGATGCATCGAACATTCTAAACCGTGCAGTTCTCATATGGAATGCTTTTATGGTCACATTCCCGTATGCTCAGTTTGCATGGCATGTATTTCTTTTTGCAATCATACCATTCGAAATTCTAATGTTGCTTTCTAAGTTTTTCCTTGGCTCAAGAAGCCCCTCAAACTAGTGCTTGACAATTATTTGCTTATAAGTAGTATACGGATATTAATAGATAAGCAAATAATATGCACAAAAAAGGAACAAAAATGAAAATGTGGACAAAAGAAGAAATTAATACAGTTCTAAACCTTTGGGAGACAGATAGCAAAGAAGAGATAGCAGTAAAACTCGGGAGGAATATTAACTCAATAAACAACATGGCAAACCAGATCAGGGCGATCGATAAACGTGCTTTGCCGAGAAAGCATAGAAAGGGACAAGTAGGAAGTCTTATAAGAGAAGTCCTAGCATCACGATAATGATAATATTAATAATAGCGGTTTTTGGTGTTGGGATGCTTTTAGGGAGTTGTGCGTTCG